GAACCCCAGATCGCCCGCCAATCAGACCACCCGCTTGAAAAACGCATGTACCCTGAGTACAAGTCGTTCTTCGTCGCAAAGTCGTCGTCATTAGCAAACTCCGGTCTCGTTCTCCAAATATGAAACATTCCGGGCACGTTGGATTTAATTATCCACTGATCTGCATCATCGAAGTAGTGGCATACATTGACGCCTTCACTGAAGATGCCCTGAGACTTAACAACATTAACAGCGTTGTTCGCGGTGTCATTCTGCAAAGCCGAACCCACAATGCGATGAGCATTGAAGTATTCGTTTGGATGAACACACAGCGCACGAGGCTGAATCTGTATTTTTAAGCCACGGTCATCAACAGCTTTCATCATCTGAACAACCATATCTTCGATAGATGTCTCGCTCAAATCTGAGGCCGTTGAAAGCTTGTTCGAATCTGAACCGCCATTTATTCTAGGATGAGCAGTTGAAAGAAGGACAACACCGTCTGCGCCCGTGTATGAAGAATTAGTCGCACGATTCAGATGATTCGCGTTTACTACTTCGACTGTTTGCTTCATTGAACGAGCAACGGCGTTAATCCGCTGAGTTGCGACTTCCATGTACTGAAGGTCGTCTTTTGCTTCCCGTGTGATCTGGAAACCAAGAGCGTAAGCAACGTGGGTAAAACGTTTGTTATAACCCTGCTGCTCTGCATCATAGGTCAACGCAGAACCCTGCGCCTTCTCCGGTGCAAGACCGTAGTAGGTGACCTGTTGCATTTCTTCGAATGCCTTTTCTGATTCCATTGAATCGAAAATCTTCGAATACTCTTCGTCCCAATCGCCGTGCATGCTCTCGCTCCAGACTTTTAACAGTCCGGGCCATAGCAGTTTCGGGTGAGTTTGTGTGGTTGTTACGGCCATATCTTAATCCCCCTTAGATGCCTTCGTTAGCGACATCGTTGAAGGCATGCTCATTGATCAAGACGTGCCAATCCGCATTGGTGCCAATCGCGTTGTCATCTCGTGGAGAAATCCTGAGAAGACGAAGTTGCGCGATGCCAGTCTTTGCGTCTGAAGCGTCGATTTCGTGAGCAGATATGCCTGTGGTTGTGGAACCGGAACCAGCTACGAGATCGCAGTTGTTTCCGATGTTTGTATGTGCAAGATCACCGCCGTCTGAATCCTCTTGTATCTCAAAGACCATCCACGGATCATCACACACCAAGATGTTTCCCGCCGTCGAAGCGGGCAAGTAGCGACGTGTCAAGTTGTCGTAATCGTCGAGAACACCCACGCACACACCAAGAATGTTGCCACCGGCAGCAGCAGGAGCGACGTTGCCGTCAGCTTCCAGCTTGATAAAATCACCGATGAAAATTGCTGTGCCATTACTCGAATCAACTACATACTTGTTCGTCACCACAGCGGAACCACCGTCCAATCGTTTGACCGGTCGCGCTCCGCGAGGGTTGTCAATGTTTGCCATTGATTTACTCCATGTGGTTTAAGTCGCTCCGCGCCGGGATATTTCGACGTTACCGTGCGAAAACATCGCGGCATCTTCACGACCACGTTTTAGTTGAGTTTCTACTTCGAGAAGTTCTTTCTCCTTCTCAGCCTGATCTTGCAGAAAAAACTCCTTTCGTTTTTTCATCAAGTAGGCATAGACGGGGGAACCCCCGTCAGCACCAACAATTCGGGCAACTCGATCTCCGACTTGCAATTCCGGGGTCACGTTGGGATCACCCACCTCTGCTCGACCCATAGGGTCGGAAATTTCTGACTTTGACACGAACGAATAATCGTCATGCTCAGTCAGTGATTGAAGGCGACCAGTATAGTCATTCACCCACCGGGTTTGATAACCCGATATCTCAGGTGCATGCAATTTCTGACGCATCCCATCAATTTTGTTTCTGTTCCTTTTGCGAACAGGTTCTTTTTGCGCTCGTCCTCGTGCGACCATTTTTTTTCCTCACAAAAAAAGCCGCCTTCGGGCGACTCATGTTATTTCAAAAACGACGTGTGTTTAAGTTGCCAAAACCTGTTTGGCGTAGCTTTCCCGCTCATCGTTCGTGAAAATTTTTCGTTTAACCAGATCATTAAACGCATCTTCCGCTTCTGGATAAACACTTTTTAACTCAGCCCAAGAACTTGACTTGTTCGAAGCCGGTTTATCGGGCGAGACTGCGGCTGGTGCTGAACGCTTGTCGTTAGCAACCTTGTGTGCAAACTGCGACCGAACAACATCTTCAATTGAAGCGTAATATTCCTCATGCGTGATATTCGGATTCGCCTTCGCTAGTGACTCCCCGTACATGTTTGCAAACGCCGCCATCGATTTATCAGTGGCGTACCAAGGGTTCCGTTGTGCAAAATCCACCATGCCCTGCTGAAATTCAGCCGCACGACGCTCCACTAACGGATCAGATGGATGTGAATTTATTTGTTGAAGCTGTCGCTCAACCTGACCGAACTTTTCGGTATCACCTTCTTCAACCGCTTGAGAGCGTTCAGACAACAATCGCGCTCTGGCGGTATCAGTTGCTTCCTTAATCTGACGCGCTTGGTTAATGCCCATGTTCCGCATTTCACTCGTCAAGCCATCAAGTTGTTTCTTTAGAGAAACAATTTCACTGCCCTTGTCTTGTGAAATGCTTTGCGTATCACGAATGAAATCTACTGCTGGTTTCCATTGATCAGGATCACCCTGCCAACTGTCCTTGTCGGCCCAGCCCATTTCTTGAGCGACCTCTTCGACAGTTTTTTCGTCACTCATCCTCTTCCTCCAGAATTGCAGTGATGTCTTGGTCGGTCACGACTCGCAAAGTGTCCTTACCAACTTTGATTTCGTACCCGGCATATTTCGCCATTGCAACAGTTGAACCAACACGAGGTATCGCATCGATGTGAACACCAAACGATTTTTCGTGTTGCTTTTCTGCTTCAAACGCTAAAGGCCCAATTGCAATTACTTTGGCCTTAACAGCGGCAATGTCGTACTTCTCAGCTTCTGATTCGGGGATTACAATCCCACCGTCAGTAACCCGCTCCGATTTGAGCGGTTGTACTACTAACTTCTCGCCTACTGGCTGAACCCTCATGTTCAATTTCCTCAATCATGGTTTGAAGGTCGGTTAGACCCCGGAATTCGCCGACCAATTTGGCGTAGTCGGGCATTGTCTCGATGCCCCCACCAACCAGCCGACTTAGAATCTGAGTCTTTCGATCTTCCATCAGACTCAGAATCAACTTAGTAACCGGCGATGCCAGCCACAGTTGAATTTCATCCCTGTCCATTACCACCCTTCACCGCATCAAGCGCAAGTTTCGCTTTGTCGATTTCAAAATCACTCTTGACCTTGAATTCCGCGATCTGCGCTTCGCGCACCTTTACCGCATCATCTATCTGCTTGCTGGCGATGGTTGCTTCATCTTTCTTCGCATTCGCCAGCGTTCTTGTCCATTCGCGTTGTGATTTATCCTGTTCAGTCTGCATCACAACTTGAGTCTGCTCTTGTATTGCTTGTGCCTGTTGCTGATCAAATTCACCCGGATGCAATAGCGCCTCGATGTTTTCGACTTGCAATGCTTCAAGGAAACGTCGCTCTGCTTCGATCAAACCTTCATTTCCGTAAAGGTTTGGTGCGACAGTCGCTCTTTCAACCAACGCCTGTGCCTTCATCATTCGTTGGGTTGACGAGACAATGTTGGGATCAGCGACCGGCACGACCTGACCTTGAAGTTTGTTTGCCATTGATGGATCAACAAAACGAATCGTGAGATCAAACCATTGCCGAAACTCTTTCGACATCGAGCGGAACGTGCGCTTGTAGATCGCACTGAACACTTGCATGCCCTGTTCCAGAGAAGCCATCACTGTGGTTGCTGCGGTGTTCTGACCGGGCATTGCGCCCATCATTGCTTCGCTGACAGAACCCACCTGTTGACCCGCATCAATCAACAAACCTAACAATGAAAATAGTGTCCCCGATGGTTCCTTAATCGGCCACGGGTAAATGCCTTTTGCCAGTTCTTCCGCATCAGCATCAGTGCGATGCCAGCGGCCCGGTTGGATGTCGATGTCGCCGCTTCGGATGCGAATGCCGCGAGACAACAGTCCACCTTGAACATTGGAAAGTGTACCCGCATCGATCAACTGGTTTAGGAGGGAGTTGACGGCTTCGTTCCCCGGCGCAAGCAGAACCCCCAGACCGATGTCGTAGATGGAACCATCAGGGGACGGTATGAAACCGTACTTAACAAAATATTCTTCCGGTTGTATGCGGGCAATCTTGTAGCCCATTTGTATTAAGTCGGTGTTTGTTCCTTCGATCACGTCGCCTTGACGTGCATAAAATACTTTTTGGAACCGTGGAAAAATTCTTAGAACTTCGTCATTCTTTTCAAGAACATGAACAACATAAGGTTCTGCATAACCGTCTTCATCGAGATCAAGCCAGCAGTGCTGCTCAAGCACAACACATTCTTCCGACGCTGGTGGTCGCTGGAATCCATGTATCTCATCGACTGCGCTGTGAAAGTCGCGCACCTCACGATCAACCGGCCCCATCTCAACGCGCCGAAACCAATCGAGGCGAAACATCTCTTCCATTTCGTTTGGTGTGTATGA